AGTTAGCTCATCCCAGCCAACGTCCGGATCAAGCCATCTCGGACCTTCAAATGGCGTGTTATCACCAGTGCCGTCGCCAGTTTCATTACCACCAGTTTCATTGCCAGTGCCGTCGCCAGTTTCATTACCACCAGTTTCATTGCCAGTGCCGTCGCCAGTGTTTTCGTTCCCATCCTGGCTATCTCTCCAATCATTCATCTCTGCTTGAGTATCTGGAGAGCCAGCAGCAATCCAATCATTGAACCAAGCTATTTGGTCTGGGGTAGCAGTTCCTGCCTCAACTTGTTCGATAATAAAATCGCGGTTTTGTTGCCACTCGGTTGCAGTATTACCTCCCCCAGTTTCATTACCGCCAGTTTCATTACCGCCAGTTTCATTACCTCCACCAGTTTCATTACCACCAGTTTCATTACCTCCACCAGTTTCATTGCCACCAGTTTCATTACCTCCACCAGTTTCATTTCCACCAGTTTCATTCCCAGTTTCATCGCCAGTGCCATCGCCAGTGTTTTCGTTCCCATCCTGGCTATCTCTCCAATCATTCATCTCTGCTTGAGTATCTGGAGAACCAGCAGCAATCCAGTCATTGAACCAAGCTATTTGGTCTGGGGTAGCAGTTCCTGCCTCAACTTGTTCGATAATAAAATCGCGGTTTTGTTGCCACTCGGTTGCAGTATTACCTCCCCCAGTTTCATTACCACCAGTTTCATTACCACCAGTTTCATTACCTCCACCAGTTTCATTACCACCAGTTTCATTACCTCCACCAGTTTCATTGCCACCAGTTTCATTACCTCCACCAGTTTCATTACCGTCTTGACTTTCTTGATTGTCTCTCCACTCATTCATCTCTGCTTGAGTATCTGGAGAGCCAGCAGCTACCCAATCGTTAAACCAGTCAATCTGATCTTGAGTTGCTGTTCCTGCTTCTACTTGCTCAATAATGAAATCGCGATTTTGTTGCCACTCCGTTGCCGTGTTGCCACCGGGGCCAGTGCCGTCGCCAGTTTCATTGCCGTTACCCTGCTCGTGACCAAAACCCAAGTCACCGCCGCCATCGGTATTACCTCCGTCAGTACCACCACCACTGGTATTACCTCCGTCAGTACCACCACCACTGGTATTACCTCCGCTGGTATCACCTCCGCTGGTATCACCACCACTATCACTACCATTCGATTGCTGATTCAAGCTTTGCTTATAGGCCCATAGATCGGATTTTGTATTTAGCTGCCCGCTATTTATCCAATTGTCATACCACGACTGCTGCCCATCGGTGCCAGCGCCTTTCTCAACCTTATTAACATTGTGCCGAGCCTGCCTTTCCCATTGCGTCAACGAATTCCAATCAACATTGGGAGCCAACCAAGACGGAAGCTGTCCATCAGGGTCTATAACTGTTCGGTAAGCCCTCTGATCTAAGCTTCCTGGGGTGTCATCCATTTCAAGGTATTGAGTAGCTTGGTCAAATAGAGTCTGATCCCAGTTGTTATCTTTCCATTCAGTATCAAACTTTATGCTGTGCGCCATTTTTTGAACGTCATTAAATGTCGCCCACCTGTCTAACCACTCATTATTTTGAGATGACTGACCATCACCTTGCGATGATTCGGTCCCTGATCTAAGTAGCGCAGCGTATTGCTCTTGGGGTGTCATTAACACGCCTCCTTGTGATCTTTAAGCCAGCGGCACTCATTCTTTTTCAAGCGCATCACGATAGTGTCCACGCCCTCGGCTATGGCGTCTGGAATTCTTGCCACTTCAGTGAATCCAATGTGCTTGTCTAGCTTTATTGCTTTTTTGTTGTTGCTTGGAACCAGACCAAAAATCTGATTGCACTCATTTCTTCGGAATGTATGCTCCGCAACTTCTTCAAAAAACCCATGTCTTAAAACCATTGGATTTTCAATTGCAAAATGAACCATGCAGCTATTTCCAGTAAATGAATCAGCAACACACATGGCCTGTATTTCGTTTTTGTTGTCATAAACAACCAGACCTTGGGAGTCTTCACACTTAATTGTGTGGGTTCGATCTTTAAACCACTGCCACTCGTGTGGGTGATGCAAGCTATGAAATTTCACAAATAGCCTCCAACATTTAAAATCATGTCCCAACCAACAATATTGATCCTGGTTGTAGCCTCACCATTAATTCCAATTGCGACAGAGCGCCCCATTCCCAATACTCCAACCGGAAATGACTGGCCCTCAACATCAAAGTCCCAGGTCGCTGAATCCCAGACAGCCGAGTTCCAAACATTAACTCCAGAGCTGGGCGATATTTCTGGGCTGGGTATTGATGTTTCAATTTTATAGTCGTAAACAGCGTTCACGTTAAAACTAGCCGATCCCGCAAGTATTCCTATAGTTCTAGCAATGCCAACGCGCTTTAACCGAGCGTGTTCACCCAAGCTCTGGAACGCAGTAAGTGACCTAAACTTTATGGCCTCACCGAGCGCCGCCGCTTTTACAACAGTTATATTTGTAATAGTTCCGGCAAACGTGTTGCCCAAATCAGAGAATATTGCGACTAACTTCAACTCTGATGTGGCCTCCGTTGCGGTAATTACTGTGGTGAATAAGCCATCGCCCTCTGCAAGGTGGTTTTCATAGCTGTCAGTGCCGTATATCACCGCGCATTGCGCTCCGGCTCCTGCCCCCGACACGCCAAACGTAACTTGATAAGTCTGACCAATTTCAGAAACAGCACCTAAATCAATCGTGTAAAAAGCTGGCCCCTGAAATGCTTCACCACCTAAACATTCATAGCTGTTAACACCTGGAGCCGTTTGCGACCAAAACCCAAAGGGGTCTGCTCCAGCAATTGGCGAGAACACATCAAGCCCTGGAATGGTTGTGCCATCTAGATCGCCGTCATATAGAAGCACAGTACCAGCGCGATATTTTTCTGATGCCCCCATAAAATATCGACCCGAAGTTGAATGAGCGCACGTAATAGGAACGCCATCCCAAAGCCCCCAGGCTCCTGTTGTTAGATTCATTGAATACTGAAGAAACGGCGTATTTATGGGTGTTGGTGTGATAATTTGCATAAAACCGTCTGACGGATTCATGCTTAGTTGCCATTGCTGAAGATCTTTACCTGAAACAATATCCTCACGCAAAAAACGATTTATTTTTTGGCTTGGTGATGACGGTGCAGAAACAGCCACTGGCGCACCTGATAACAGACCTTTTATGGACGTAATCCCTAGTGTGCTTAATGCAAATAAGTCAGCACCATACTCAAGGACAATACGCCTAGACTCTGGGGTTTCACCAATAAACCACGCGCCTCTTGTTGAAAAATCAAGTTCAGGGTCTTCTCCTTGATAAACAACAACGTCACCACCCCGGCTAATAGCAACAAGGTAATCATCAACGCCAGCGCCGCCGTCCAAGCTCCAAGACCATAGACCACGTAGGTCGCCGCCGTTTGGAAGCTTAGAACCAAACGTAAACCTCGTAAGCTCCCCTGATATCGACGCAACAGGCAAATAAAAGGCATCATCATCGTTTTCCAAGATCACCCAAATTCTTTGCTTGAAGACCATCACATAGGCAACATCTTCAATCGGAAACGCTATTTTGTTTGGTGATTGTGATGTGCCAGGATTTGTCGGATCGATGTACCACCAGTCTGTCTCAGCGACTCCAGTTGGCGGTCTTGACCACAGGCCAGTATTCTCTTCGTATTGCCATATACCATTTGAGCCATCAGCGTAAAAAAGGTAATGCCCCCTTGCTCCTGCAACTGGCGCATCTGCCGCAGCACCCGTAAACTCACACCAAACCCCTCGGCCCGCAGCATCCCCAGTTGTTGTAAATGTAACAACTTGTGCTGGATTGGTTTCGCCAAAGTTTGTTGTGTCCCAGATACCTTCATCAGTAACCGCAAAAATACGGTCTTGCGAGACTGCGTTTACATTTGACTCATAGGGTATTATTGACCGGACTTCTCCCGTTGCTCTTTGTGGACTCTCTACGCAACCAGTGGCCCATTCCGTATATCCTTTTCGCAACCGCAGACCATACTCAACGGGCATTAAATTGTACGTGTACAAGCAATCTGTAGGCGGCATTTGCATTAGCGAATCAAACGCATTTATCCCACCAACAGACGCGGGAAATGTAAGCGATTGCGCCGAGGGCTTTGCCGAACGCCCGTAGCGAGACAATGTTTTTTGTCTGGCATACATCAGTGAACGCCACCGTATCCGGTGTCAGGCGCATTGCACCCCGTTATGTAGGGAAATCGACGAAATCCTCGACCAGCATTTAACATTGGAGCGCCCGCCGATTTTGACATTCTGGCCTGAAGCATAGTGTCAAACTCCATTGCAGCGTCTTGCGATGGAAGTCCTTTGGCTTGCAGATATTTCATCTTCAGCATTTTTACTGTCAACAAAGGATCAAACATAACTAAGTCAGAGCCTGCGCCAACGCTATCCATGTTTGGAATTGATTGCCCCTGCTCCATAACCCAATTTCTGGAAATATACTCAAGCGTAATTACCGTCTCTGGAACGGGCTGCGGGTAAAGCTGTAGCTTATTGTCAAATTGCCGCAATGTTGCGTAAATCGTTTGGCTGGCTAAATTGGTGCCGTTCAAATACGTCCACTGCTGCGGTGACAAAGGCCCGGGAACTGGGACGGTATTGACGGTATCCCACTGAGTCTGGTTAATCACATGATCCCAGTCATCAGGCAAATCATAAATTCCAGAGTTATCGCTAGACGTATCTATGGTTAGCTCTCTAACCAAAATAGGCCAGTCATATAGATTTACTAACTCTTGACCCAAAGAGTCCAACAGCGCCTGCATTTGCACATACGTTTCGTCAGATGAGCCAACAGGATCGTTACTGGCATTAAGCCCGACTTCAACAGCAGCCCTGTTAATCAGTGCATTCGCGGTTTCAAATCGGGCCATACATTACTCCGCCAATTGCGCCTTTAAATGCGCGATCACTTCAGCTTGCTCTTGGTACTGCGCTTTAATATCTTCTAGCGCCTTGAGCAACATTTCGTTCATTTCCGTAGACTCTCGCAGGGCAATGGCAGAGGCTTGGTTATCACTCGATTCCAGCCAGTCATTTGCCTTCTGCTTCAGCCCGTTAATACCCATCATGTTCTGGGCATTGGCATCACTCATTCCCGCAAGCTGTTCAACCGTCCGAATATTGAAGTGCTTTAGCTCTTCAGCAACCGAACGCGTTACTCCAGGCCATTCCTCAAGTAACGTACCGCTCACAAGCTCTTGATCTTTCTTTGCCTCAAACATGGACCAGTGCCGAGGAAAGCGTTGCTTGTGCTTCTCCCGTACTGGTGCAACCACTTCACTGTCTTTCTGCCCTGGCTGCTTAATTGAGACATAAGGGACCTCTTCAAATATCGGACGCCCCGCCTCTTTGCTCTTTGCCGCGTTCTCTCTAGGGTGCAGAAAGAACCGAACCATTAGGGTGTCATCCCCCGCGTTCTGGCCCATAGCCATGTCTGTTGTGCCGAAATCAGCTTCCATAAGTCTCTCCCTCCAGAGAATTAATGTTTAAGGTGTCGCGCCAGTCCAACCCGCCGCCAAGGTTGCAAGCGTTGCATCAGCAGGCGAGTCAACATTGCCGTCTGTTGTGTTAGCCACAATCAAAGCAGGCGTCATTACGTCACCAATGTACTGCGAGCTTTGCGGAGTACGTGCAGCGCCATCTTGGTCAAGCAGCGTCCACTGGTTAGCGTTACCCGTAAGGTTTGGCTCATCAGTAGCAATGCCGATTCCGGGCTGACACGAACCGTAGTTCATGCCGCCATTAGCGTTAAAGCCGAAGCCAATCGCAGGGGTTGTCTCAGCTTCGCGAGCAATAATTGCGGTTGGGTCAAAATACGTATTAGGTGAGTTAGCCATGTGGCCTCCTGGTTAGATCAACGTGCCTGTGGTTTGTGAAATCGCTATATAGGCAGAGGGGACTTCACCCCATCCCGCCATCGAGGGTGATTGCCGTAAAATGCCACCTTCATTAGCCCCGCTAGAGCCACGAATAAGCTCAACAACCAGCGTATCGCCTGGAGCCATGTCGAGGTCATAATTGAAGATCGCAGGAAAAACGAAGTCCGTACCCGCAACCTTGGCGAATACGGTTGGCCCAGTCTGAATGCCGTTGACCATAGCCCGAATGAATATATCTGCTGCCCCCGTAGAACCGCCTGTGCGGCCTACCAGCAAACGACTGTAGAAGTTGTAGTTACCGCCGATCTGACAAGTCAACGTGCCGTCAGCGGCCAAATCAAAGGCGTTAGTCGCATCTGCGGGGCCAAACCTGACCTGCATGATTTCGTTGGTTGCTGAAGGCTGCTGGTCGCTGTCACTCTGGCCCATGAAGACGTATTCAGTGCTTACTTCTACGCCAGTTGAGCGCCCTGCTGCGGTGTCTACTGTTACCAAGTCAAAGCCCAGCCCCTCAGTGAGAGTGCCAAGCTTCGCCCCTGCGGGTGTCACGCTACCATCTATGTAATATGCCATGCTGACCCCTTAAAGAGATAAGGAGGCCGAAGCCTCCTAATGCTTACGCTGAAGTGATACGACCTTGGAACTGACACCCGCTAGAGGTGAGGTTTCCAGCCCATGCCAAAATGCTAACTTCTGCATCTTGGTTGGTGGCGTAACGCTTATTGGGCGAGAGGTTCACCATGTTGCGCTTTGAGTGGGGTCGGTAATGCAGATAGTTAGTGTTCAGCATGTAAGCTGTACCCGCATCTGCGTAACCGCCAATACCACCATCCAGAACAACGTCAGCATCCATGAACTTCACTGAAGGGAAGCCCAAAGCCGCAGAGTCAGAACTGGTGAAGCGCTGGATAGCCTGCAAGCTTTCCATGTAAGCAGCCCAGAACGTGTTATCAACCATGATTAGGTCAGGTCGATCAGTACCACGTACCAGTGTTGACCACATAGCGTTCATAGCGCCCTGTACAGTTGAGGCATCAATTGCCGTAGCCGTATCAGTAGCAGATCGCCAGAAAGTCCACGTAGAACGGTCAATGCCGCCATAAGTGCCAGTTGTGGGGTCAACGGGAACCGCTGCATCCAAACCGTCAATCTCCTTGCCCGCAGCACCCGTACCGTCTGAATACAATCCAGAAGAGATCAGGTTGGACAAAGTAGACTCAGCAACAGTGATGCGTGACTCTAACAAGTCAATCATCGCCTCTTTGCCGCTGTTCTGAAGCATCTCAAGACCTGAGATAACAACAGGAACCGCTGCCTGCTTGATTTGGAACTCAGCCGCAGAGATTACGTCAGACACGCCCACGGGCAGAATGTCATAACCTGAGTAGTAGCCTGCGTTAGAGTTTTCCGCAAAAGAAAGCTCCTGCATGATCTTGGAGCCGCCAGTGAAAGGCTTAACCTTTCCTTTTTGCTCAAGACGCGCCAACAGTGCGTTGTTCTTGGTGACGTTATCCGCAACGGATTTGCTGCGAGATTCAATAGTTGTAGCGACAATATCGCTTACATTTGCAAAGGCCATAATATTTCTCCTATCAAAAGCCTAAAAGTTCAACTCGTTACCCTAGCCGCGTGAAAGGCTCTGGCTGATAGAAGCCGCGTGAATGACCTCTTTGATTTATAGCTCTACCATTGTGAGTGATAGAGCATTGCCTGAAGTATTACATACGATTTGCGTTTTGAAAAGCCTGCTCCAAAGTGGTTCTTAGGTCGGTTGAGGCCGCATTTGAACCCTCCCCGCCTGGAGTCCCATGTATTGAGCTTGCTGCGCGTTTACGTTGCTGAACCTGACCCTGAGACTGCCTAGCCATAAGAACTTTACGAATATGTGGATTTTGGTAACACGCTGCCTCATACGCAGACTTTAAATCCATGTTTTTGCCGTTTCGACTGGCAATATCCATAATGTCTGCCATTGACTCTCTTACAGCGGGGAAAAACTCATTGTCTTTGGCAAAACTTTGCAGCTCGCTATTGATTTGCTGCTTGCCCTGCTGCTGCGCTTGATGCTCTCTCTGCTGCATCTTCTGAAGCTGCTGCTGAAACGGCGCAAGCCTTTGCTCAACAAGCGAGTTTAATTCGTCTTCTTTGGTCTTTTTTGGCGTTTTGTTTTCCAGAAAATCCGCAACGTGACTCGGACTGACCTTGAATTGACTAATCAACTCCGCAACAGTACGAGCGCGTTCCACCTCATTCCCAGTCTGCAATGCCGCACCCGTCTGTAGCAATCCCGGAAGGATGTTTTGCGGGCCACCATTCATCTGCATTAGCTGACTGTATGGCTGAATAACCGCATCCATAGCATCAGCCCGCCGCGCCTTTTCAGCGTATTTCTGGGCCATTCCTGAGATACGGTCCTCGTATCTCCTAAACTCGTTCTTTGTTTCGCTGTCGTAATTTTTCCAGTTGCCTCTAACTATAGGCGAAAGACCTTTCGGCGCATCATCTACGGAAGGGACCTGACCTTTGTTGACCTTCTTATTTGAGGGGATTTCATTGTCTCTAACATTTTCCCTGACGGGGTTATCTCCACCCTCATCGCTCTCTGCCCTAATGATTGGACCATCAATTTCTTCGGGTTCACTTGAGGATTCATCTGCCGTATCTTCAGGTACTTCATTTTCGTGTTCCTCCCATGCTGCGGTTAACTCGTCCATTAAACTGGTATCTTCTTCACTCATTGCTGTCTCTCCAATTGATTGATTCGCTCATAAATCGCTTGTTTAACTTCTCGTGACCAACCTGCCTTCGTCCGAACATTCGGCGAAACACCGCCCAAGTCCACAGTTTGCACAACATTGTTACGCAAATTATGTTCACGCAATTGCTTGCGATCCGAAATCACACTGCCGTCAACAACGCTTTTGAATGCGTCAATGTCGCCGTGGATAGCGTAGGAACTGCGCGTGACAGCAGCCCCCACTTCAATCAATTCATACTTACCTGTCTCGTTATTGAGAACCTGCCGATATCTGGGCATTGAGTGCCGCCTCCGTCATGTTGTTTTGATGCTCTATCTGCTGTGAAGCTACATCGTATTCAGCCTGCGCCCGTTCAATCTCTAAATCAGCCGCCAACTGTGCCTGACTCTCTTGCAATCGGGCATTCATCTGGGCCGCAATCGCCGCCAAATTATTCTGTGACGCGACCTGTTCCTTTGTCATGTCCGCTTGGCTATCGGCCTGAATCTTCGCCATTTCACCCTGCAACTTAGACTGCTGAAGCGCCATATCAGCCTGCGCCTTCATTTGCATCTTCTGAAGCTCCATCTGCGCCTTCTGCATCTCCATCTGCATCTTCTGCTGCTCCATCTGAGCCTTCATCTGCTCAGGTGACGGTTGCTGCTGCTGACCTTGCTGCTGGGCCTGCGATTGCTGGATAGAATCCAATGCCTGATCCATCATGCCCTCTAAATATGCAGCACCCTTAAAGCCCGACATGGTGAACTTAATCATGCCGATCAATATGGGTAACGCCTCGGGCATAACTTTCACCGCCGCTTGTGCGCTTTGGACAAACTGTGCCATCGCCATCAGGAACTCGGTTCTTTCCTGCTTCACCTGCGCGTAATCCTGCATCGCAATCGACTCGGGCCGTATCTCAATGCGCCACTTGCAATCAGGGGACTTCATTAGCTGGATAGCAGGCTCAACGTACTGCCCATCGACCTGCGGCATATACATAGCTGCCGACTGGGTAACAATGGACTGCGGCGTATAGTGCTTGCCAATCACCTCTGCCTTTAATTGCTCAATCTCAGAGGCAAAGCGGGCAAACTCTTCCTGCAACGCCTGGACCCGAATAGACCCCATCTTGACCTTGGTGGCTTGCGTACTGGCCGCTGTATATTGGTCAGTCTGAGCGCCGCGCATAATGTCAGACAGGCCCGTTACCTCATACAACTGGCTAACCTTCGCCTGCTGAACACCCTGTAAGGTCTGCAAAACACCCACAACGGTATCCACGGGGAACCAATCAACCGCGCCCCTGACGCCCCCTTTCTCACTGAACATGGCCCAGTTATCCACAGGAATCATGTCGTTATCGACACCCTCCTGAAGCATGCGGCCTACACTGGCTCCCGCCGTGGCGTCATAGACCCCAACAACCTTCACCGCCTCGGTAATAATGGCAATGCGGGTCTGTAGCTCATCAACCTCGTTATACAAGTCTTGCGCCAAGATAAAATCAGCTTCAGGGCGAAATAGGTTGGTCGTTAAGTTAGCCGCCATTGGCCGTGGGCAAGGCCAAAAGCCCGTTAATTGGAGGGGATCGGGGTTACTGTCCAGCACCGCGTCACAGCCTTTTGACCACCAATAGACACTCTTGGACTTCTTGCACCATATTTCCCAAACCGCTGCTTTCTGGATTGAACTCTCTTGATCCGCTTCCGAATCGTTTTCGCCCGTTGGCGTTTGATTTTTGTATTCAAGTTTTCCCGCATATTCCTCACCAAATCGCTCGGCAATCTCCGATTTGGTCATGTAATTCCTAAACGCCAACCACGGCATCTCGTCCCATGTGCGACACCAGCCCCACAGCAAATCCTGCCAATGCACGTAATCAATCGGGACCCGCTCGTTGGTGATGTTCTCCATCTCCATTTCCATGCCCGTCATGGGGTCAACCACAACCTCAACCTCAGACTCATAGGTGTAGCGAACACGCGCCATACCCAGCCCTGGCAACAAACGATCCTGCAAAGCCGCCTTTAGAACGCTTGGCAAGTCCTCACCAGAAGGCTCTGAATCGGCCTCTAACAAGCGCTGGAAAAGGTTAGATGCAACACGCGCCACATCGTCATCAGGGTCCTGGTGCGCCCTTGAAACGTCCACACGGGGGGTTGAGCCAAACAACATGCTCTGCAACGTCGAGACATTGGTGTAAAACAGGTTTAAACGGCTTTGCGGGCCACCATCGGCAGAGCGGCGCTCATCCA